CATTATGCGAAGCCAGGGTTATCACCACAGCAGCCCAGGCTTGCCAGAATTCACCACCGTCACCCGGGTTCCCGTACTCACCGGCGCAACCGTCGACGAGTTCGCGGCCATCGGCGCCGCCGTACCGGCTCGTGCCTCGCCCGGCCCGGCCACGCCGACAGCCGCAGGTACGCGGTCAGGAATTGCCGGATCGAACGCACCGTGCTCGACGTACGCCATACAGGCCTCGAACGAGATATCCAGGCGCGTGCCTTGCTGGCTGTTGCAACGGCATCCATACAACCGGCCATCACGATACCCGGTCACCATGCGCTTGCGATTCTTCTGCACCAGGAACTCATCACGTGACGACAGACAGAACGGCTTCGGATACGCCACCGGCCGCGTCAGTTCGTCATAGATCGGCGCCGAGCTGGGCACATCAGGCACCCGAGGCTTGCGCATCGCCAGATACTCACCGGCAGTCACGTGACGCACCTGATCGACATCAGGAACGCCCGCAGAGGCCGCAGGCGCAACGCTCGACGAAGAAACCGCAGGAACGGATTGGGCAGGCTCATGCGTCGCCATACGACGCTCATAGACGCCATAGCCAAGATAACCGATAACCAGGGCTGCACCGACAAGCACGAACAACGCCCGAGGCGGCTTGAACTTGAAGTGATGCTCAGCCCCATCCGCAACGGACTTATAACAGCCGAAGTACGTCTTATCGATGGTGATCCGGGTCGATTCACCATCCGCGAAGTCATACTTCTTATTCACGTCCGTCTGAACTTTCTGAAACTCCCACCGCTTAACGATCTTTCCACCGTTACCCCGGTGATAATGGATATGGCAGTTACAGAGTTCGCGCATATGCGCATCGATCAACATCGGGCTTTGCGTAATCGCATGCACCTCATGCCCAGAATGCCGCATCGTCTCCAGGGCGCTGGCATACTCAGGAACCTTGGAACCCTGCGGGCGCACACGAAAGAACGACTGCGCTTCATCGATCACGATAATGGCGTTGGGCGGAAGCTTGAACCACTCTTGCGGATTGTCGAACTCGACCCATTCCGCCTTGATCGCCGGATGATCCGCCTTGAACTCACGAATATTGTGATAGTAGACCGTCCTCCCCTCTTTCGCGGCTTTATTGTCGACCTCTTTAATTGTATTGAGAGTCTTACTATTACCCTGCAAACCGGTGCGGAGAACAAACATGGTTAACTACCTTTCCCGACACTGCCAATCTTGGTAATGCTGCCACTGGCCTTATCCATGCCCGAGATAACAGCCTTGGCCACCACCGCAGCAAAAATAATATTCATCGCAACATCGAACTTGGCCAAGCCCAAAATCGCAGCCACATCAGCACCGACCGCACCGAACTGAGATATGGCATATGTCTTCACCTGGCTAATCAGCAGATTAATCCCCGCATACGTCACAGCACCGACGCCGAGCGATATAAGCACCTTGGCCACCAGCGGACCCGCGACAGAACTCAGAAACGAAAACAGCGCTACGAACAGTGGCATATCAACCTCCTATAGAACGTCCGACATAAACCGCGAAGAACAACGACGCCAGACCAACAATAATCGGCGCTAACGACGAGGCCATTTGACACTCAGGCTCCCAGCTAAACGTCTGGCTAGGACCGGAACTCAGCGAGATAACTTTCGGCGCAGGGCAAGCGGACGGCAACCAGCGGCTTGCACTAATACCGGCATTGAATAGCTCACCTGTATTAATGGTTGTCTCAGTTAACTGATACTCAGGCTTGGCAATCTCAGACTCGATTATCCCCTTGGCCTTTTCATAGTCCCAGGCGCACGTCTGTTTCTTTTCTTGCTTAAGCATCGCGCACTGAATCGCATCGCCCTCGCACGCAATCACCGCATCGCACGATTCATCGCCCGAAACCTTTGACTCTTTCTCCTCCTCTTTCTCTTCGCCCTCAGAGTCGCCACCAGCGCCCTCCCCTGATGGCTTACAGCCTGGCCCCTTACACTCCGTCGAGCTTCCGCCGTCCGTACCATCAGAGTTCGTCTTATTGTTGGTCGTACTGGTGGTAGTGGTCGTATTGCAAGAGTTCATGCCAGAACACGTCGTGACCGTAGTTTCAGTGGTTGTCGTAGTGTCCTTGGAGCCATCAGGATTTGTCGTCTCCGTAATATCAGTCTTTGTAGTTGTGTCGTTCTTATTCGGCGAAGGCTTCCCAGGCACGCAAACAAGCTGACCGTTAGCCATACCACAGTTCAAATTGCCAGGATTCTGATAACTATCCGTCTTAAGACAGCTCATTTTCTTACGACCCTCAGCATCCTCCACCGGCTTGCAGTTCTCATCAGTTGAACCACTGGGCGAGCGATCAGATGGAGGATTAGGCGTTTCGCCCTGCTCACAAGACGAACCATTGCCAAGGTATGAGTACTTAACAAAAACTTCGAAGTTCTGACCCAAGCGATAGCCATTTCCAGAGCCCGTAGTTGCCGGAGACGTATACAGGCAAGAATCCTGGCAAAGAGAGGCCGGAGGGGACTTAGGATTAGTAAAATGACCATCCTTTACAGCGCCAACCTGAAAATCTGTAGTTATTTCCTTACCGAAAGTTTCCTTGCACTTTTCATCCTCATTCTGTTTGCAACCACCTATAGAGGAATCATATTCAGTACCAGCCGGGCATTCCGTGCCGTAACGAGTAGCGTTATTTCCACGCTGACCCGCAAGATATTCCACGCCTTTAGAGTCGAGCTTGTACGCATAGACATAACAGCTCCAGTGAGTTTTATCTATCGGCTTATTCCTAACCTCAATACGAGAATAACCAGAGCCATAGTCACTCTTGTAATAATCATTATTCGCCTGACACGCAGCCTCAGCGCTCTTATGCTTGGCCTGCCCGTCCGGATAAGCAATTCTCCAATAAAAATCTTCGGCGCTCACATTGCCGGACAAAAGCAAAAGAGCGACAAGCAATAAACTACGCATATCGCCACCTACAGTCGAAGAAAGAAAACAGCCCAAAACGCAGCCGCAACCACCACGACAACATATGAATTAGGATCGATTGACATACTGGCTCCCCAAAAGAAAAGCCCCGCAATGCGGGGCTTCGCTACTTACATGCCCCAGGGCAAGTTAGAGTGCGCGGCGAATGTACTTGAACGCCGCAATCGCGATGATCACGCCCAGGACGACGCCGCCAATGGCAACACCATCGGCCTTAGCATCGGCCAGCGCCGCAGTAGCATCAGCCGGAACTTGCGCCATCGCCTGACCAGCCAGCAGACCCAGCGAGCCAAGAACGACACCGCCACGAACCATCAGTTGTTTCATCTTTTGCATCTTCGATACTCCAGTTACTTGAGTGCTTTTCGCACGATGATGACGCTGAAAACTACGGCAAACAGAGCGATGGTCTGCCCTATCAGATAATCCGCGTCTTCAGCACTTAGTCCCGCCTGGGACAACTCTTCACGCGCAACAGGAACCAGAGTTCCAACGCACGTTATTGCGCCGTTGGATTGCGCCCAGGTTCCGTCGCACGCGATGAAGTTCATTTCACGAAGCCGCCTGAGTGGCAGCTTTCGGCAGCGGTTTCACGCCGCAAATACGGTTGCGCTGCATGTTCCGAGGGTCCGGCTCGAACTCGAAGTTCACCGACGACAGCGGCTCAACGCGCTGGAATTGGCTCACGGCTTCCGGCGCGATCGGCAGGTTTTGAGGCTCCAGGCCGAGGGCAAACTTGCGATCGGGGCGAGTCGATTGCGTGGCATCGACAGCGAAGTGAACGACCGAAATGTCGTAGGCGTTGCCAGTCTTTTTCGAGGTTCCGGCGTCACGAGTCAGGCCGAGATAGACGAAGGGCATTAGGGTTTCCTCTTGCGGATATACGGGCGATTTGTGCGCCCTGGACTGTGCTGAGGGATTGCGCCCAGCAGCGGGTTTCTACGGGCCGTGAAGAACGCACGGCGAACGGTTTGCGACTCGGTACGGGTCGCGGATTCGGTAGCAAGCACGTGGCGCATAAGCCGGCTCAGAAGCTCAGGCGAGTCGATACAAGCATCGAGCAGTTCAAGCTCCAAGGAGGACCGGAGCGACAGGTACGACTGGCGGTTGATCTCGATAGCCATCACGGCCACCCGAACACGTCGCCCAGGAACGGCGTGCCCTTTTCGTTGGAGATCGTGGACCAGACCTTTTCGGGCTTACCGCCCTGCTCTTTGTGCTGCTCCAGGGCGTTTAGCGTGGCCGCCACTTGCTGCTGCAGAACGGATTGATTCACCGCCGCCCTAACCTGCTGGCGAAGCTGGATCGACCGGTACTGACTGGCCGACAGGCCGTCGCCCTGGAAGCTCACCGTGCGCATGACTGCACCACCGTTTCGAGCGACGAGACGAACGCGTCATTGATCAGATCAGCAGTGAAGGCAAAGCCGACCAGCGCGGAGACATTGCCCAACAAGAACGGCAGCCACCAGTTGTAGGCAACGAAGCGCAGCGTGCGCAGGAAGATGCGAGTCTTCATGTTCATGACCGAGCCCACACGCCCAGGGCGTGAATCAGGGTGACGGCACCGGCGAGCAGCGCGAGGGCCTGTAGAGTCGGAGCGAGCACGTCAGACCTCATCCTGCTGATCACAATGCTCATCCCAACGCCACAGTTCGAGTTCCTGATAGCACGCCGGACAGGCAAAAAGGGTGGGCTCACCCTGCTCAAACTCAACACCATCGACCACGCCAAATTCACCGCAGCAGCTGCATGGACGCTCAGATTGAATACACATATCAGGCCACCAACCGCAGATGGCGCTGGGCCGGGGCGTGCCGGTAGAACTCCGGCAGCACCAAGAAATCGTTGGTCACGATCTCTTCGGCACGACGCACGATCACCGCGCTATGGCGAGTGACGTCATAGGGTTGAGCGATATTCAGGCCGATCTTGTTCAAGCGAGCGCGATAGCGCTTGGTCTGAGCGTTTTTGAAGTCAAACGTAATGCCGGGACAGTTCATCCATTGCAGGGCGATATTCGCCGTCGCATTAGCCGCCTGACGGCTAGCAACAATACCCTTAGCGATCAACTGATCAGCGATAGTCCTGTAGTCCATTGCCGTTACCTCGAGCTTGT